CTGTCGACATAATCTGTAGCAGCTTTGGAGTTTAGAATTGTTTCACGAGCGTTCTCGCGGTACTCAGACATGATGTCTTTAATCATCTCTATGCCTTCGTTGATGTCCGTACCTTGCTCGTTTTGAGTGTAACCAAGCTTGTAGGCGTCCTTGAACGCTTTGGTCTTGATGAGTTTCTCTAAAGCCTTTCGTTGGTTCTTACCACCAATCTTAGTTTCAACAATCAACTGACCGAACTTACTATAAAGCGTTTCACCATTGTCGTCATCAACATGCACGAACTTCTTGAGCTGGAAACCAGAGACACTTGTTTGTATCTCGGAGACGCTACGAAAACTCATAGCATCCTCTAGAAGAATGTTATCTAGGTCAGTACGCTCTACTGTTTCCTTACCCCCGAATGGCGTTAGGTGTCCCATGAGAGTCTGACCTTCCTTTTGCTTGGGCTCGCCTAGAACAGTTAAACGATAATTATCTTGCTCTGTACCTATAGCAGCTCTCCAAGCTGTCTGATTAGAGTCACCTTGCGTGGTATCTCCAATAAACTCCTCGTCATACTTAAGGATGTTACGAATCTCAGCAGGAGCAGGTATAGCTTGTCGTTTAAGACCTATATTAGCCTTTGCGCGTGTCTCAGGGTTAGCAGAGGTTGTCTGAACGATAGTCTTAGCTCCTTGTAGAGCAGGCATGTCCAAGAACATATCTCTGTAAGCACTCACAAAGAACTGTGTAGCTGTTTGCTCTGGAGTTAGGTTTCCGCTTTCTATAGCAGCTTGACGTGCTCCCCAGCTTGCTCCCATACCATAGGAACCCTTGAGAGGCTCGGCATATCTGTAGTCTAGCTCTAGTTCGCCCCAGCGTACCTTCCAGTCATTAGGTGATCCATCAACTTTCTGCATAGCAAACTTCTGGTCATCCGTAAGGTGTGACTGTGATCCTGTAGTGATGCCCGCGCGTCCGTGTTCATAACCCATTAGGAAGATACCAGTGGCTACTAGAGAACGAGCTATGTCTCTGTAGTCATCAGCGCGTTG